AACTACCATTATAATAATACATTCTTGATATTGGGGTTTTTTGATAATATTGTTTAGTGGAATCTAATATAGTTAGATATTTATGTGTTCTATCACCATAGTTTACTCTCACATCATGCCCTGATTTATTGGTAATAGACAATCTAGCATTATATAATTTTGTATTTTTAACTTCTACTGTTCGATTCTCTAAAGTTAATCTATCACTTTGGTCATGTCTTACTTCTGTATCTGCTGCGAACTCCACATTTAATTTATTATTAGAATATGGAACTACATAACAATCTACACTACTGAAACTATGAACAGTAGAACCACCAACAAATACACTACTGTTTACTGTCTTTCTAGCATCTATCGTAAATGTTTGAGTGGTTAATGTATAATTTCTTGTTGATACGGAAGCGATAATATAATGATACCCATCTATTTCTACAATAGTATTATCTGCTAATATTGAAGCATAATCATATTCACCTGTTAAACCATTTATAGTAATTGTATTAGAACTAGAACTAACGGTATGTTCTATTTTTTTAAGTTTCAATGTATCAGAATAAAGACCATTTCTAACTACCATTTTAGAATCTTCTTTAACTTTCAAATGTTGTGTACCACTATTATCTAAAGTAACTACCGTAGCCATTTTACTCATTTTATTTTTTGGATTATTAACAATGGTATCTAATGTAGTAGGAATTTTATCATTCTTTAATTGTGCAGATTCAAAAGTTATATATTTTATAGCCCCATTTAAATTTTCACTATTAGTCCAAACATTACCCGAAAAAGAGTTTGCGTCTGTTAAACTTCTTTTCATTAATGGGAATGCTTTGTTCCAATATAAGGGGTCAAAATTACTATCATCTTCATCATCTATTAAAGTATTATCAACTAATATAGCATCTAAATTATTTCTTCCTAAATTCTGTATAGTATTATTGTATTTGCTTTCTGTTTTGAATACTACATTTTGTATTGTTGTTCCTATTCTTAAATTAAAATTAACATTTGTTGCTGCGAGTGGAGTTGAGTGTCTATAAAAATCTAAATAAAATCTATGATAAGATGTAACAGTGTATTTCAATTCTACATTTCCTAAATAATTAGTTCCATTAAAAATTGCCATTCCTTCTTGCAATTTATCATAATCATCACTAGACACTATAAAATATTTTCCTGTACTGCCTACTTCATATTGTGTTATACTGCCATTAGGAACACCTGCGGTAACAAAATCAGTAGCCACAATAACATCGTCATCATCCCAAACTCTAGTAGAAGTTACCGTATATTTTTCATTGTAATCTAATTGGTCTTTTTCCTTTAACCTATCATTGTAAAAATAAAAGGTAGGAGTATTTACATTACATATTTTATCGTATTTATCTGTTGTAGCAGAATTATCTCCCCTTAAACCATAAGATACCGCTACTAAATCTGTATCTGTTTTTGCTGCTCCCTTGTATATTTCAAATGTAGTTCCTTTTGGTATATCACCATTATATTTAGGACTAAACTCTACACCATCACCAAATTCATCAAATGAAACTATTCTAGTTACTTTAGCAAAGTGTGCATTAACAGAGTCAACTCCCTTACCGCTTGCAGTATCTAATATATCATGGTTTAAAATTATAAAATAATCATAATCTTCTATATCTAAACCTACTCTATCAGTAGGAAAGTCCGAACTAGGATGATAAGTTGCTCGCAAGTTAGTAGCAATATTATTAACAGTTTCGTCAGCAAAATTAGAATCATATATTTTTACTTTGAAAGAAGGAGTTGTTTCTTTGTTTGTAGTGGCTACTATTTTCGTTTGAACTGTACCATCCTTTCTAGGTGCTTTTCTTATTTCTGTATGAATTATAGAAGAGAATGGGTTAGTATTACTTTCTATTTTATAATCAGTTTCATTTTCTAAACCTGCTGTATATAATGTAGGGTTAACTGAAACATTTTTAAATGCCTTTGCTTTATTATTAGTACTGTTTCTATCAGTATAAACATTAGACCCATTGCTAATAGTTATCTCAGTTTCACTAACACCTATATTTAATGGAAATAACATTCTACCCGAATAAGACACTTCACTCACCAAATGTATAATAAAATAAAATATTACTGTAACTAGGAGTTAAAGTATTAAGTGTTAAACTAGGTTCTTTTCCTTTATGCATGGAGATTTCAAATAATTCTCCCATAAATTGTTCGCTAATTAAAGTACCTTTACCAATTCTAGACTCTCCACTATTTGTTGTATTATCAAATTCAAATGCAGGTACAGAAATAGTTTGAGTTTTAATAGATTGATTATTAACATAAAGTTCTATTTCTCCGTTCTTCCTGTAAGAACATGAAACCTTGTAAATTTCTTCTAAATACATTGCTTCTCTAGGTTGAGAAATATAAATTGATACTCCCGATAAAGAGGAAGAAGAATTAAGTGTAGTATTTGAGCCGCTTTTACTAATCACTTTTCCTAAACTAACACCACTACTATTGAATATTTCAGTACCGCCACTACTATGCGCTCCTAATTCAGCCATTTTAGTAGAATAACTACTACCAAAAGTTAGCGTAGCACCGGAAATAGTAGCGTCAGAAGCCAATTCAGTAAGACTAGTAGTGTGTTTTTGGTAATAACCATCTTCATCATAATAACCATGTAAAGTATTAACCGATGTTATAATCGGACTATCACTAGAAATAGTAGTAGTTAATCCTGATGTATTAGTAAAATCAACACATAGTTTATATTCAGCAGGTTGATTATAATTAGTAGTTGTAGTATTTTGTAAATAAAATTTAAAATTATTATTGTGAAATAACATCATTTTATGAGAAAGGCGATTTGTTATATGATTTGTATAATCCCCTGTACCAAAGTATCTAGAACTTTGAAACCCACTTTCAGTTTCATCTTCGGCAGGACTAGGTGGAGTTTTTGTTGATGTTTTAGTATCTATATCATCAGAAGCATGACCATTACCATTAACGTCATATGGCGTTATAATTGCTTCAATGGTAAAACTATCAGAGTGATTCCAGAAGTTGCCTCTAGACGTGCCTGTGCCTACTGTATCGGCATCTAATTTTAAATAACCATCACACATAACAGGAAATACTAATGCTTTAGAATTTCCAATATAAACATTAGCCATTTTACTACCTCATCAATCAAAGAAATTATCGCCTATTACTTTCGCTTCTTCAAAATCTAAAGTAAATCCAATACTAGGAAATTCAGTGGCTATTATATTTGTAGTAAATGAACGAACAAAACCAGTTACTCCTGTATGATTTTCAGTTTTTTCAGCAGCCTTAAAAATAGATGATTGGTCATTCATAGTATTGCCTGTTCCCATTGTAAAATTATTATCATAGGCTCTGTTCTTCCACGAAAAAGGTATAATTGGTAGTGTTTCTATTGAAGTATTTGCATCAACATTTGTTCTATAATTAAATTCATTATTAACCCTACTAGGATAAAAAAACAAAATTTTACTTATATTTTGGTCATCCTGTAAAGAACTTGAATCAACATAAGAATGTATTAATTGTGCCAATTCAAATGAAGTCATAACAACCTCTTTTGCATCGGCTGTTCCTGATTGTTTCTTAATAGTCTGCTCAACTAATGTTCCCGACAAAGACATAGTTTTGGATGATAACCCCATATCAAATGCTAAATTAAGAGATTCCCCTCTAACTGCACCTGATAATGGAACTCCCATATTTGGAACAGTTTTAGTAGTCATAATATTTACAGAGTCAACATGCAAAGGAATTCTATTTATTATGGCATCATCACCAATTTCATTCCTTCTAGATAATTCTAACATTACCATGTTATTAGGGTCTAGTGCGCTCAAAAGTTATTCACCACCGAACCGGTTCTATTCATTCTAAGGTTAATTTCTCTAGCAACCTTATTTGCTATATCTCGTATCTCTGTATCGGAAGCACCAACTCTACCATTAACATTAACATTAATTGTATTACCACCTGAGCCGCCCATCATTCCTTTACTATCTGCATTAGAATGTACTCTTGAGCCTCTTGGTAGAGATACTAATTCTGCACCTCTTTCTCCAACTAATTGCATATTAGAATTAACTACCCCGCCTGTACTAAATGGATTAATTGCCGCTACTAAAATACCTCCTAATGTCCATGCTAGTATAACAGGTAAAGAATAAATAGCAATACCAAGATATGTTAAAGCACCAAGTACTAAACCTATTGAAATCATTATCCCTGCTATTGTATCTACTGTTGTTGCTCCACCTTCTAATAAAGATTCTAATATTTCTCCTAAAATAGATATAACTGATATAAATGATAACCAAACAAGCCCCCCTAATACTTGAAGTGCTAATTTTAGAATATTAGCACCAATTAAAATTATCCCCCCAACAACCATTAAAAAATCACCCTGAACAAACCCATCGTATAATAAATAGAAAGCACCTACTAAATCACTAATGGTATTCATTATTCCACCTAACACAAAATTAATTTCTTCTTTAATAGTAACCCATGCTTCTATTAATGGTTCTTTTAATAATTGGAATGCTTTTCTAATAGCAAATAGAGTCAATACAATAATTGCAAACCATTTCATTGCTGTTTTAAAGAAATTCCACCCTGATTTAAGATAGCCCTTGAAGTTCTTTCTTATCTTTGTGAAAAAATCAAACAATAGCACTTGTTTTTCAATTACCCCTTTCCTAAACTCAGAAAACTCCTTTTGTTTATCAAAATATTTTTGCAACCCCTTTCTTCCACTGAGCCAATTAGTAATTTTACCTTCTTTCTTAGGTTTCTTATTTTGTCTTTCTGTAATTATGTTATCCATATAACGTTTCTTTTCTAATGTTCCAGCCGCTTCTTCTTTTCTATCCTCAATTTGTTTAAATTGTCTTTCTGTAATTTCTTTGGTGTAATTTAATACTTCTTTCATATCATCTAAATTTTTAGTATCAATACCCTTCTCACCAAAAAGAAGATATTCTACTCCATCAAAACCCTTAAAAGAGTTTCTTAAAGTTTCCACCATATTTTTTGCTTTTTTAAGTCCAGTTGCTCCATCATTCAAACTATTAAAAAAATCCTTATCATATAATTTTTTAAATGGCTTCATTGCAGTTTCCATTTCTCGTACTTCCAATAAGGCTTCCATTGCCTTCATTGCTTCTTCCGTTGATGCCGTTTGTTTCTTATGATATTCGTTTATTATAGTGAAACCTGCTCTAACTTTATTTTGTAATTGCCAAAAAGTAGGAAGAATACCCGAAGCCAATCTACTGATAACACCTAACGCTTTAGAACCTGCTAAAGTATCAATAGTCTTTTGAAACCCAGTTTGAGAACCCGACAAAGCCTCCGTTGCCCTTTTTACATCATATAATTTTGCAGTGAATACATTGGCTTCTTTAGCCGCTTCAATAAAGATAGAGCGAAAGTTATCAATCTCATTGTTATTTGAAACCATAATATCACTTCTGTTTCATTTTTTCCATTTCTTCTGCTTCTATTTTCTTAACTTCGCCATGTATTTCTAACATTTGTTTTACAAGAATTGCAGGAGTACAGTATGCCTCTAAAGGACTAATACTGAAAGTTGTTGAGTATGTATATATCATTATTCGTGAAACAATATTTGGTGGAACTTCTCCACCTTTTAATGCTCTACGAATTAACTTTCGTTTCCCGTATCATCCCCCATCATATCGGTGAAAGGATTAGGGAGAATTTCTTTTAATTGTGCGCCAACATAAGGGCTAAGTCGTAGTAAATCAACAGACGATAAAACTGGGTCTGTTTTTTCAACAAAATTTTCAACCATGAACTTATACATCTTATTCAAATCTAAATCAAAAGATTGAGTTTTTGAATCAATTTTCATCACGCTTGATAACGCTTGTTCTACCTGTAACCAAGTTGGTTCTTTAATCCAAACTTGTAGGTATTCATCAGATTCAGGTTCAACCCGTATATGATGGCATTCTGTATTTACTGCGGCAAATAGCCGGCTCTTATCTGTTATCGCTTTTTTTTCTTCTACCATATTTTCCACCTAACTAATACTAACTAACAAACAAACAAATGTGTTAGTGGAATGTGATAATGAACTATTATTTAATTAAATAGTCCTCCGTATTAATGCATTAAAGCCCATTTACCTTTATATTGTGCATTGGATAATGTTCTTGCTGATGCTGTGAATGCTACTTCTATTGCTCCTTTATCTTCAGGGAATGGGATATCAACAGTACTGAGTATAAAATCTGTTAATGTTAATGTAATAAATTCTTCTGTTTCTTTTGTAAAGTTCACAACAATATTACCTGTTGATTCGTTATCCTTTCTCAACTCATCCCATAATGTTGTATCTGTAATTAGTGCCGTCATTGAAACTTCATATGTTCTTTGTGCAGGTATATGTTCATTCATAACTTGCCTACTTGTATTTCCAATATATCTTTGAGGGGTTATGTTATTATTAATAGTAATAGAACCTGATTTAATCCTTGCATATGTTTGACTGAATACTTCTAAAGCACCGTCTGAAAACATAAATGGATAATTATCAGAATCAGTAACACTAAAGTTTTTCAAACCACTAGGAGTTAGAACTCCATTGTGAGGAATGTAATTATTAGCGGTATCAGTAACAACATCATATGCCCTTCTAGTAACTAAATCTAAACTTGTTTTTAACTCCATACCTTCTTCAAAATTAAGAGTCAATGTATTAACTTGGCATCCTGTAAAGATACGAGAAAATATGTTTTCATGTGGGGTCAGATTATCAACGGCAGTGGTTGCAGCCACACCTGCTTTTCTATAAGATACATCTAACCCAAAAGACGGTAAAGATGCTCCATTGGATTCATCAAAGGTATAGGTTAAAACACTAGTAGTTCCCATTTCATGATAATTGGCTAAATCACTAATACTAGTAGCAGGTGTAGTATCAGTAGTATTTGTTGAAAGAGGCGGGTATTCAGCACCACCCGCAATTGGAACTCTAACTAAACCTTGTGAAACATCATTAGCAATGAACTTATTATTAGTCGATGAAGTCCAATCAACAGCATTATTGGTAATTCCTAATCCTGTTACTTTTCCTAAAGCATAATACAACCAAGAACCATTATTTAATGATAAATCTAAAGAGCCACCACTAACAGTTTCAGCACCTCTAAATTGTAAAGCAAGATTTCTAGTATTTCCACCCATTAAAGCCAGTTGTGTAACTGGTGCATCAACGCTTGGTGGAGAAAAGGAATTAACTAACCCTAACCAATTATCAGATAATAGTTTTTGGTTAGTAGTTGAAGGTGCAATAACAGGCGCACCGAATGATAATAATTTAACATCTACATTTTCTGTACCGATTGCTTCCATATCAGAAACATTTGAATCAAAAGTAAAACTATTTTCAGTATTTGATGTAACCGTTACATAGTAAACTACTGCGGGAGTAGCAGAATCAGTAACTTTCGCTCTGCATCCAACATATAAATCAGTCA